AAGCTAAGAGCAGGCGTTGGGGATGCGGCTGCAACGTCAACAGGGTCGGCAAGCATTGGACGTCTCCTAGTCGGTTGTATAAATGAGGACAATCATAGGGTTCTAATCTATGACGGTCTAATTTTATTCCATCGCTGGAGTAAAAGTGATCCAAGGATGGAATGCTGGTACGCCGTTAAACTAGACGGCGTGCTAGTAGTGTTCACATCATACAGGGTCGCTACGTCCTGGCGCGTTCTGCACTCGTAGAACAATGTCGATTGATGTCGGTACGGCAAACCCGTAACCGATTCCTCTTTCAGAACATTGTCCAGATGGACGGTGCGATACTGAGGAACATCGGAATACCAATCAGTCACAAGCTTACCTTCCGTATGGCAAGTAAGCATGCCCCAGTTGATTAGAGACTGGTCATGGTTCATTTCCTCAATAAGTTCGAGGTAATTACCAAGACCAGTAAACCAGTCAACGAGCCAGGTCCACGGCATCAAGTTATAGATGTCAATGAACCTGGGATTGATCCCCGCACGATCATACCATACCTGGTTGAATCGGAGCGAGACATTATTGATCGGAGGAAAGTCGAACAACGCATTGACAACAAGGCGTAGTTCAGACTCTCTAACGATCCTCGAAGTCTGAGTTTGGTTAAACTCAAAATTCGAGATAGTGTGGTATACGAAGCCGGAGACACCCGAAGCACCAGTAAGGAACTTTTTACTGGTGCGAAACGTTGTGGCTTTGCGAGAACGGGCCATCAAGAAGTTAATCTTCTTGGTGATCTTTTCGGGCAATTCCATCAATTCCACGAGATCCTTGTAGGTTTGTTTCCATCCGAAGTGATAACCAATATACTCACTCGGGATGTCGCGGGCCGACCGCTTGAGATCAAAAACTAGATCTCTAGTAGAAGACGCGCGACCGAAGGAATCAAAAACTTTTCGAAGATTCTCAAGAGTTTTCTGTAATTGCAGAATACTCCGGGGAAGATCGCGAAGTTCCACCGCATTGCGAAAGAGCGAGTAGTCCCTAGAGAAGGGACTAACCGCCTTAAGCATCTTTGGAGCCTCCTTTAAGGCGAGAGCCTTATTGAAAGACACCTCCGATGCGGTTAAGGCCTCATAAGTATCAAGTGGAAGGTACGCAGCGTGGCCGTCGAAGCGCCAGGTTATTTCGATGTCACGACCTGTCTCAAAGTCTGGCTTACCACCAGCCTTTCGGCAGACATCGTCAACAGGAAAACCTGTAACGTATCTTCGACTAATCTGCTTCTGAAGTAGTGATCTTGGAGTAGAAAGCAAACGGTGCTTGAA